CCTCGCGCATGTTGTGGCTCACGGCAGCTGCCCGCCGTTGGAACGGGAGCGCAACGCGCGATCTCCCTGGCACTGGTCCCAGGTTCGGTGCACGCGCCCGGTCTTCGGCACGGGGTTCTTGGGAGCGCGGCCGACCTTCGGTCTATCGAAGGCCGTCCCTTCGTTGAAGATCACCGAGTCGACTGCCACCAATCGTCCGACGGCAATACCGCGTCAGGATTCTCGGTCGTAGGAACCCGATCAGCCCACTCGCGCCCGATCTCGCGGCGAAGCTCTGTTACCTTCTCATCGACGTTGGCAAGAGCTAACGGGGCTGTGTTCCACTCGATCTCGTGGACGCGACCAAGGATATCGTCAATCGCGTGCGTGAATTCCCACAGCCTCCGGCTAATCCGCCGGTCGGCCTCTGTCACCAATCGGTAGAGTCGTTTGATCCTCTGCTCTGCTTGCCACAATCGCCACAGGACCAAGGCAAAGCCGAGGACGAGCAAGACCGTTAGCATGTTGTTGCTCTCGCGGTAGCTGTACTCATATCCCCCGTTCCCGGTAGAGCCGCAGCCTCAGCCGGGCTCGATCCTCGAGACGGTCACAGGGCCAATCCTCCGCATAGGTCTGGATCGCGCCGCGGACCTCTTCCAGGATCGCGCGCCACGACACCCGTTCCCGCCGAAGGTGCTTGAGGAACCATCCTGGCACGAGATCCGCCAGAGCAAAGAGGTCGGCGATGCGCTCTGGCGCTGACTGATAGCCCTCTTCGCTCAGGAAGATCGTCTCCTCCACGTCTCCCGCGAGCACGTGCGCCACCTCGTGCCGGATGGCGAACTGCCGATCGGTGCGCCGAGCATCTCGGTTTACCGCGATGATGTACCTTCCCCGAATCGGCGGTAGCGTAAAGGCGACCGCGTCCGAGCGGAATGGGCGAATGGAAAGAAAACAGGTCGATCGTTTGAGGAGCTCGGAAACATCGGCGGTATGCATCGGCGAAAAGTCGCCGGCATACCAGGGAACGAGTCGCCGTGCGGCATCGATTACACGTGCCGCGGAGCCGAGCACGTACTCGTCATCAAGCTCATAGCTCATCGTTCTCCACGCGTCGCTTGAGTTCCCACCAGTCGTGGGGCAGTCGCTCCCCAATAGCCCGGTAGTAATCAGCGATAGCCTCGAGTGCATCGAGCTTTCTGAGCTTTTCTTGACCAGGCGGCGCTATGCCCCCGAGGTGCCGCGCAACGCCGTCGAAGGAGCCGATAACGATTTCAGCCTCGGGCTCCGGAGCCTCAGGCTCCTCTCCGATCGGACTCCCGACCCCATAACGGAGCCAGGCGGGTGAGATGCCTGCCTCCGCGGCTATCCTGCGGACGTATTCCTCACTCGGCGGTCGGTTTGGGTTGTTGATCCAGCGGGAGAGCTGCGGCCGTTTCACCCCGATCCGGTGGGCAAATTCAGTTTGGGTGGTGCCGAGGTGTTCCTCGATGACCCAACGAAGACGCTCGCCGATCGTGCGTAACCCTATCGGTTTCTTTGGTGTAACCAAGCCGGCCACAACCCCCTTGACAGGCGTAACTACTAGTGTTACCATGTAACCGCCACGGCATCATTCATTGCGCCGTTTCGCGCTTAATCCCGCAAGATGGACGGGTCGCCATGGAGAATCAAGAGCCTCGTACCGAGCAGGTCGCGATCGCGGTCACGGCCTCCGAGAAGGAAGCGATTCGACTGCTGGCGAAGATCCGGAAAACGGACATCTCGAACCTCCTCCGCACGGTCGGATTCCCGGAGGCTCTCGCGGAAGGCCAGCGCCTCATGGCGAAGCTCGAGGAACTCGCCGGCGAGGCCGAGGCGATTCGGGTCCCCGCCTGACCGCGCGATTTCCGCCAACACGGCGGGGAGAATATCAGACACACGTACGAAGCCCATGCGTCCACGATACGACGCGCGGACGCGGCGGGCCTAACCAATCGAGCGGCGGAGATTGGCATGTACGAGACGCACGAGCTGATGCGGCGGATCATCGACACGGTGGGAGCGAAGGTTGTCGCCCACGCGCTCAACCTCTCGCTGTCCCACGTCTACCGCATGGCTCGCCACCCGATGGACGCGGACGATCCGGACGGCACGGGGACGAGGAACGATTTGGATCGCATCGAGATGCTGGTTGACGTCCTCGCCGCGCGGCCGCATGCGCGGCCGGTCCTCCGCGAGCTCCATCTCTGGTTCGACAGCCTCTTCCGTCGCGCGCTCGGCCGCGAAGAGCCGGCACCGCTCACGGATGTCGAGCTCGCCCACCGGCTCGGGCATGTGGTGCGGGAGTTCGGGGAGTTCCTCGAGACGTGCGATGCACGGGACCTCGACCCCAAGCGCGTGCTGCAGGAGGGGAGCGAGGCGATGGACGCGATCGAACGGCTGCTGCGTGCCGTGCAGGCCGGGGTGAAGGCGGCGGACGAGGGCGAGCAGCCGCCAGTCGTCGCCAGCCTGCGCCGGCAAGGTGGTGTCCGATGAGTCGAGCGAAGTAAGGCGCTGGGTCGAGCGGAAAGCGGACGATGGAAAGAGAGATGAAGGCGCTGCTGGCACGCATGATCGCGCCGGGCTCGCGGATGGCGGTCGTCTGGACCAGCGACGGGAAGCCCCGCGGCGATGTCGTGCGACGCACCGGAATGCCGGAGACGCCCCGGAGCGAGCGGACCGTGGCGCTCGAGGTCGACCCCGCGGCGTTCCTGGTCGCCTACCGGACTACGGCCGCCGACAGCGGCTGGCCCGGTGCGCGTGACGGACTGGAGACGGAGGTCCCGCGATGTGGATCCTGACGCTCGCAGTGATCGCGGCCGTGGCTTCAGCGGTCCTCTGGCCGGCGCTGCGCCGGGAACTCGAGTGGCGGCGCGTGCGGCGCGAGATCGAGCGGGCCCGGGAGCCGCACAGCGGGCCCGAGTGGACGTAGCCGACAAATGAACGACGCCGCGGGTCGCGACTCCGGCCAGAGCGATCGACCCACGGCGTCCGCACCCGGGCGAACCCGGGAACTGATCTCAATCTAGGAAGTCTCCCATGGCCACACAAGTGAAGGAGCTGTTCGCGGCGGGCAGGCTCGGTCCGGGGGACCGGGAGGGTTGGCTTGCGCTCCGCCGCCAGGGGATCGGGGGGAGCGACATCGCGGCCCTCTTTGGCCTCCACCCCTTCCGGACGGCGCTCGACGTGTACCGGGANAAGGTCGGCGAGGCCGAGCCCGAGCCGCCCACGCCGGCGATGCTCCGGGGGATGTACCTCGAGCCCGTCGCTGCCCAGCTTTACGCCGAGCGGACCGGCCGAAAGATCCGGCGCCAGCCGCTTCGCGCGCATCCGGAGTACCCGTTCCTCATCGGGAGCGTCGACCGGCAGATCCTCCGGGGCGGGGACGTCGGTGAGCCCGGCGTGCTCGAGATCAAGGCGCCGGGCCTCAGGGTCTACTGGGAGATCCGGCGGCAGGGGCTCCGCGACTACATGATCCTCCAGCTCCAGCATTACTTGACCGTATACGGATACTCCTGGGGAAGCTTCGCGATCTTCAGCGCGGAGAACTGGGAGCTGCTNCACTTCGACGTCGAGGCCGACCCCGAGGTCCAACAGCGGATCATCGAGGTCGCCGGCAATTTCTGGAAGAACCACGTCGAGCCCCGGACCCCGCCTGAGCCCCAAGCGCCCACCCCGAAGATCGACCTTCCCGAGACGGGAGGCGAGCTCGTGTCCCGGACCGACGAGGCGTGGGCCGACGCCGTCCGGGACCTCCGCGAGGCGAAGGAGATCAAGGCCGAGGCCGAGGAGCTGGAGAAGCGCGCGAAGGAGCGGCTGATCGAGCTGGCCGGCGGGTTCGGCGTCTTCGAGGGCGCCGGCGCCCGGATCTACTACCGGCAGATGCCCGGCCGGAAGACGTTCGACAAGAAGGCCCTCGCCTCGGCCAAGCCGCTCAACCGCGTTCTCGTCCGCCAGGCGCTCTTCGACCGGGGCATCTCGGCGACCGAGGCCGACCTCATTCTCGACGGGTGCGAGCTCGACCTCGAGCTCTTCGAGAAGGCCGGGAGCCCCTACGCGGAGTTCCGGGCCTACTTCCTCACCGGCGCGGGGGAGGAGTGATTCGATGGACACGCTGATGGTTCTCATCGACACNTTCGAGCGCGCCGTGCTGGATCTGGCGGCGGAGCGAGCGCGTGGCAACAGCGGTGATTGGGAGTACCGACAGGTAGACCGCGTGAAAGCCGCCATCATCGATCACGAGGAGGCCGCACATGCGTAACCCCGTGCGCGCCTGGCTCCGCCGGAGCCTCGTCGGTGGCGAATACCTCGGCCACCTCTTCACCGGGCGGGAGGGCACCCCGAGCGAGACGCCGGTGCTCGTGGTGTCCCTCACCGAGGAGGCCGTCAACCAGACCTACGACCGCCTGGCGCTCGCCTTCGCCGGCCGGGCCGACCGCTACGAGCTGGCGAGCCTCGCGCTCGACGTGCTCGGGATCCGGCCGGTCCGGCGGCCCGAGGCGCCGGCGGCCACCGTGCTCACGATCGGGGACGACCGGGTCCTCGAGGAGTT